GCCCTGGCCCATCGAGACGGAGCAGGGCGTGCGTGGGGTGTCTCGACCGTCTCGGGCTTCGGTATGGCGCGAGGCGGGAGAGGCTTAGGACGGCGCACGATGGCCTCCTTTTTCTCGCCCATGATCTTGCGGGCTTTTGCGCCTTGTAGCTGCGTTTCGGTCGCGCGAAACTTTCGCTTCTCCATCACGCCGCGTCTGTGAAGGGCTCCGATAACTGCGTTTCGAGTGACCACCAGGCCGAAGCTGGCGCGCAGGGCCTTGGCGATCTCCGACGCGGTTGCGCCGTCACTGTAAGACTTGATCGCGTAGGCTACGACAGCATCATCACGCCAGGGTGAGGTGGTAGCGTGTTGGATTGTGAGGGTCATGCGTTGTCTTTCTCATGCTGCGCGGTGGACATCGTGGCGACGGTCTTCCATCGCTTGCCAACCTTGCGCTGCACCTCAACAGGTCCCTCAGAAAGATACTGGCGGGCGTAGTGCATCGCCTCGCTCTCCGCATGAGGCCCGGAAACGCCGAACATCCACAGGCCACGAATAAGGCCGCGATAATCGCATGTATCACTCACAGCATCGACTCCTGTATGGGCTTGGGCGTGGGTTCGGCGAATAGGCGGGGCTGCTTGTAGGCGGCCTCGATGCGGCGGCAGGCTGCATCAAAGTACCGCTCCTCGCGTTCGATGCCGGTAAAAGACAGACCAGCCGCGACACAAGCCACACCCGTTGTTCCTGAGCCCATGAAAGGGTCGAGTACGGTCCGCACGTCGCGGGGTAACTGCTGGAGGCACCACGACATGACACCGATGGGCTTTTGTGTCGGATGGTCTCCGCGATCCTCGCCATTGGCTCGGATCATGCCGTGCCAGAGGTAACGAATGCGGCGAACGGCCTTATTGAGGTTCGTCCACGCCAATTCGCAGTCGGCGAAGTCATTATCGCCGTTAAGCTTGTCCCACACTAGCCAGCAGGAAGTGGCGGGCATTGGGTAATAATTCCCACCAAATATGATTTTCCAATGCGCGGACTCCATGACCATATGCATCAAGTCATTGCTGACAGGGGCTTTGTCCCAAGCCTCGTCGCCATAATCCCTTGATAAGGCTAACTTGCTGCGAGTGGCGTTTCCCTTTCGGCTTTCGCCGATCCCATAAGGAGGGTCTGTGACGCAAGCGTCAAACTGATCGGGCCAGTGCAAAACCGATTCCGCGTCGCCAAGGATCAGGCGGCAGTCGCCAATGATTTCCTCACGCATTGGATAGCCTCTCAATCGCCGCCCGAACGGACGCCAGATTAGACGCCTTCGGATCGGCTCCATTAGCCCAGCGCGCCCACGTAGAGGCGGCAATACCGGCCTCCTTCATGACGGCGGACAGGCCTAGCCGGTTCGTGAATATCGCCGTCTGAAGCTCAATGACTTCCGGCGCGGGTGTTCGTTTGTTTGCCATGCCGACAACCTAGACGCGCTACTTATCTCGCGTCAAGGCCAAATATAGCGCTTGACACCCACCCCAACCTCCATCAGGTTGCCCGGTATCGAGATTGATTGGAGAGACGGGTATGATGATTGCGTTGGGAGTTATCGCTGGACTTGGCGTGTTCGGCGTCGGCGTGTTCCTTGGGTGCATGGTGATCTATGGGCTTCTCCGGTTCACGGACGGCCCAGGTGGATGGCGTGTCTGTATTTATTTTGCCGGAAGCTTTTCGGTTGGCATTCCGCTTATGGCGGCGGGTGCGGCAGCAGGCATCGCGACTGCCATGTGGATTTCATCGTTGTGACCCGCTCGTTAGACCCCACCGTCGTCATCCCCGCCGAGTGCCCCACCTGCCTAACGCGCTGGCAGGACAGCGAGGTTATCGAGGGCGATAGGTGTCCGAGGTGCGTAGAGGAGGAAGAGGAATGAGAGTCTGGGGCGGATGTTTTGACGGAACGACACGACAGATTGTGGCCGCAAAAACGAAGAAAGCGGCGGCTGAAGCGCTTGGCGTAAGCCTGTATCACTTCAACAATTACGGAGGCGAGACGGGAAACGATCTAGAGGTTTCGGTTGCGATGCAGTGTCCCGGGACGCCATACAGCGCACCGGTAAGCGGAATGCAAGAGGATCGTTTTGTCCCAGGACTTGTCCGCTACATCAGAGGGCATCCGTGGACGCGAGATGCATCATGACCTTCTGGCTCGACCGCCAACCCCACGCCAGCGAGACCGGCGCGCACCTGTCCAGCCCGGTCAATGCGACCGAGCTAGCCATCTCGCACCTGGCCTTCGCAGCGGATGCCCTCGCCGGGGTAGCCCTATCCCCCACCGACAGCGCCCGGTTGGAGGCGCTTATGACGAAGCTGAATGGCGCGATTTTGCGCTGAGATTGGAGAGATGAGATGTTGTGTTCCCCCGTTGATGAAGTCGATAATATCTGGTGGCCCAAACGCGTCACCGGACGCCCCGTTAAAGCCGAGTCGGTCGTTGTTATCGCTGATGGCGGTCGGGATGGTTTGATGGTCGTAAAGCTGGCTGGAGGTGGCTTTATCAGCAGCCGCGACATTTCCAAGTTCGCCTATCTGCCGGGCCAATATCCGTGGATGGCTTCAACCATTAAGGCGCTCGTTAAGTTGGGCGCGATCACCCAAAAAGCGGCTGACGACCACATGGCCGTTTGTGCTCGCAACACAAAGCGCGACGAGGATCGCTACAATGCGGAGACCTTCAAACGCCTTGCCGAAGAGACCGGCCTTGGCCTGTCTGCCTCGCAGCGCCGATTTGTCGAGCAACACTCGGGAGCCAGGGTATGACCGTAAGCCAAAACATCCTCAACGCGATCAGCCGCGCGCAATCAGCCCGGATCATGCTGACCGGAAGGCCCACATATCAACAGGCCCGCCGCGCACGCTCCATGTTAGCCGAGGCCCGCAAGGAGCTGACGACGGCCATGAGCGGGGCGTCTGTGGCGGTGATTGAGGCGAAGGAGAGGGATCGAGCGGAGGCTCAGGACCGAGCCATAAGCGCGCGGTCTGCTGAGCGGCGCAGCGAGTGGTTCGCGACGGCTGTGGAGATTTGTCATGGGCTATAGCCTCATCATTGGAGAGCTTGAGACCGAATACGACGCAGAAGACGAGTACATCCGTCTGTCCGCGCGCGGTGAAAGTCACCCGGACGCCCCTGCGTTTGGCGAACCTACGGACGGCACTAACTCGCGATGGCCGTCATACACTACCTGGGCCGACTTTACCCGTGAGGCGGGCCTAGAGGAGCTTTTCTACGGCTCGGGATGGGACCGAGGGGCGCGACAGTACACATCATGCTCCGACAGCTTCCATAGAGAGCGGCCATTGCTTAATGAGCACCCCGGCGCAGCGCCCATAACGCGGGCCGACGCAGATTTTGTTGAAGCTGCATTGGCCGCCTATCTGGCAAAGAATCCCGACGCAAAGCCGGGGTTCCCTATGGACATGATGGGCGACCCTATACCCGACGCGGAGAAACTGTCCCCCACGTTGGGCCGCCTTCAATGGCTTGCGTACTGGATGCGATGGGCTGTCGATAACTGCAAACACCCCGTACTGGCGAACAGCTAATGGGCTTCCAACACCTCACCCCAGAACAGCGCGCCGCCAACGCCAGGCGGGCCGGTGCTGCGCCTCACAGCAAGCGGGGTTTTAGCGACCCCGAAGTCGCCAAGCGGGCCGCGCTAAAAAGATGGCGGGGTATGCTTGACAATGCAGCCGATGCGGCGGATAAGAACGAATAAGGGGACGGCCCGCAAGAACCGCCCCCTCTCAACACAACGCAGATTGGAGTATGCGCTATGCCGGATAACCAGAATACCCACTCATACCGCTGGACGCAAGCAGACACGAACGTCTGCCTGATCCTCCCCCTCATCATCGCCGCTTATGTGGTGGCGGTTAATTTGTGGGGTTTTGGGGCATGACTCGTGAAGAGGCCAGAATCTTTGATCGTTTGGTTGTAGGATTGTCTGGACACGACCGTCATCTGGTGGAAGTCGAACTCGACAACACCATGCGGCTCACCATCGTTCGGGAGGACGATTACGACGCCGTGACCATCTGGTCCGAGGACGGCGAGAGCATCTTCACATCGGCTGACGTTCCACACTTTTCGAACGTCGGTCCATCAAATCCGGACTGTCAGCCGCCTTTCGCGGTTTCAACGGCTGACACGTCTTGCAGCGCGTCGGGGGTCCGCGTGGATGAAGGCCCCCAAACCTTCGATCAGATTGTTGCGCCCGTCGCTGAGTTGGTGAGCCGTCCTGTCTTCAGCGAGGACGACTTCCGGGAGAGAATCCAGACGGCTTATGAGGCCCTGAAGGCATACGGCTTCAGTCCCGCGAAGGCTGCGGAAATACAGCTTGATGCGCGCCGTGGCGATGCAATCGCCACTCACGTCGCCGCCAAAGCCACAGGTGCCGCGCAATGAGTGACTTTGTGACAATCAGCCTGACGCGTGGTCAGTTTACGAAAGTTGATAGCGAAGACGCTGAGGCGGTTCGTAAGTGGAAATGGTCTGCTCAACCGGCCCGCTCGACGGGAGGAGGAGTTTGCGGCTTCTACGCCGTTCGATCCTATAAAGGATCAACGGTCTACCTCCACCGAACGATAATGGAAGCCGGTCCAGGCCAGCAGATAGACCACGCCAACGGCGACAAGCTGGATAACCGAAAAGCCAATCTTCGTTTCTGCACTGCTTCCGAGAACATCGCCAATCGCGCGCACAAACCTTCCCCCACGGGTTATCGCGGAGTTGCCGCCACCCCAAGCGGGAAGTTCGAGGCCGCTTTAGTTTTCTCCAAGAAGAGGGTTTTGCAGAAGGTGTTTTTGACTGCTGAGGAGGCGGCAAAAGCATACGACCAAGCAGCCCGAAAATATTTTGGAGAATTTGCGGTCACTAATTTCCCAGAGGCTTCCACATGACCAACACCCCCCAGGATGCTGCTGTTGTAGGCCTGCGCGCAGCTAACATCGCGCGACAGATTGAGTGGGACAAGGACGACGGTATCGACGCCGCTTATCGGGGCAATGAGCTGGCAGGTGAAGTCGGCGAAGCCTGCAACGTCATCAAGAAACTAGAGCGCGAACGTCGAGGCATCAGAGGGTCGAGAGCTACAGTTGAAGACCTGGCTGATGAGTTGGCCGACGTTGTGATCTGCACAGACCTGATCGCGATGCAGTACGACATTGATCTAGACGCAGCCGTCGAGCGCAAGTTCAACGCTACGTCTGAAAAGGTCGGTCTTCAAACCCGGCTTAAGCTCGACGGCTTCGGGGCCGCTTCCGTTATCCGCGCCCAAGCTGCCGAGATCGAAGCCCTGACCCGGACACCCTCTCCGGTTCCTGCTGACGCGGAAACGCCGGCATGGGCGGACGAACGAGCCTGCGCCCAAGAAGAAGCCGACACTCTGGCAAGCCGAGCGACCGATTGGGAGATCATCGCCGGTTCGTGGAAGGCCAGAGCCGAACGCGCCGAGGCTGAGCGGGATACGCTGAGAGAGGCGCTGACAGCCTCAGAACCGATGCTGGAAACCCTGCACTCGATCGTCACCGCCCGCAACCCTTTTAGGTCAGACAAGGCCGCTGCCGATGAGTGGGCGCACGACTACGCAAAAGCAAAACGTGAGGCCAGCCAATGACCGATAAAGCCCATCCATCAGACAGCCTTCTGCCGTGCCCGATATGCGGCAAACCAGGCCAGCGAAATGGCCGAGGCAAGGCGGGAGGCGTCGTCTGCGCGCAACGGACCCACCGGCTTCAGGCCTATGGAAGCTCGCAGGTTGAGGCCGAAGAGGTCTGGAACACCCGCGCCGCCCTAGCCGCTCCTGGCGGGGAGGGGGAGCCCGAACTTGCGCTGGAAGATGCGCGGCTGCACGGGATCGGCTTCATCGTGGACGGGCAGCGCGTGTCTCCCGACCGGGTAACGGTGTGCCATGGTGGAGCCCCAGAGAAAGAGGCTGCGCCGGCCGATGGAACCGGCGCTGTCGGCTTGGTCGATATGATCCGGAGCCGCATCGGTCAGGAGTTCGAAGGTGAATGCCACCTGACCGAAGAAGAGGCCAACGAGATCATCGGCGAACTCACCGCCCCTCCTGAGCCGGTCGCGTGGCGTCCAGATAGGGAGAGCGTTGCGCGGATCATTGATCCAGATGCATGGGCCTTCGCAGACCGTCACGCCGGAAAGCCGGTGTTGCAGACAGCGGTGACGTTCGAGACCCGGCGCTCTCTGACTAAGGCCGACACGATCTTGGCCCTCGCCCTGACCGCCCCATCCTCCAAGGAAGGCGCGTGATGCGTGAGAGCATGAAAGCGATCCTCCTCGTCGTCGGGATGGTCTGTGCGTTTCAGGCCCTCAAGCTGATCTTTGGCGTAGGCGTGTCGCTAGCAGTGGCGCTGGCGGCCCTGTCGTTCTGCATCGGAGCGTTCTGGGGCGCGGGAAACGTCAAAGCCCACCCTTCCAAGTCGATGAGAGGGGGAGAGTGATGGTGCATTCGCCTTCGGCTCATACCCACCGTGCAGTGGACGCAGATGTTCTCACTGTCGAGAAGATCATGCAGTGCATTCGTGACCTGCCGCCGCCTCCAAAGACCACGTTCGCGTCGTGCCGCATGTTCCCCAAGGGGGCCGTCGGGTTCACCGGCGAGGACGGCGAGAGGTTCACCATCGCGCACCCTGACTATTGGGACCTCGTAGCGCGCCAGATGAAGGACGCTACGCCCACGATGGCAGTGTCCGACATGGCGCTGAAAGGGGCCGTCCTGCCGCTGTGGGGTATAACCGTCGCCAATCTGGACCTCGACCCCGCCGAACGCAGGCGCGTGGTTGACCAGATGATGAAAGCGATGAGCCGTGTCGCCGCATCACAGCCGGATATGAAGCCCGGCACGGGCGGAATGCACCCAAACCCCCGCGAAGGGGAGGCGTCATGAGCGCGGCTAGGGCTTATCCGTCCCCACACCCTCAAGATCAAACCCCGCAGCCTTGAGCAGCCCGATCTTTCTGTCATACGCTTCGACACTGGCAAAAAGAGCATCCAATGGCCCACGGATTGGAAGCGGCACGATCGTCCATGCGGGTTCGGGCAGGGCGTCACGGACCTGGCGAACGCGGTTTGCCGCGACGATGATGGGGTCCAGAAGGGCGTCGATGGCGGCTAGGGGGCTGGTCATTGTCCGGTCCTCATTTGCTTCACAAGTCGGTCAGCGCGCCCCTTGACCTGGCCCGCCCATTTGCTGTTCGCCATGCCAAGGGCGGCCTTTTCGTATTGACCCGTGCGAACGAACTCCAGGGTATTCTTGAAGCCCAAGAGGCGTTCGACGCCGAGATTGAAGGCCATGTTTTGCAGGACACGACGGCGAACCGGATCAAGCTTGCTGACCCACGGAAGCGCCTTCGCTAGCTCGGCATTGTGACGAATTACGTCTTCAACTAAAGCCGCCTCTGCCTGGGCCTGGGTCCACACTGTTCCGGGTGCGACGTGCGCTCTTCCGTATCCAACCGTCCAGACGCCCACGGTGTCCTTGTAGGCGGTTAGACGGCAACCTTCGTCGCGCTTAAGGTCCGCAATGAGTTGCGGGTCAGCCGACGCCCCATTGAACGGCGCGGCCTCGTCTTTCGGCATCCCGAACTCGTCGGCCAGCGTGTCGGTTAGCTCGACAGCCTTGGCCGTAAAGCGATGGTCAGGCGCAAACAGGCGCACGGCGTCGAATAGGTCGCGTCTAGACATCGGGGTTATCGACTCCGCTGATCTGATCCGCCTTGTCCGTCGCCGCCTGTGCGACCTGATCGGCAGCTTGCTTCACCTCTACGGGGACGGCAGCCGTAGCGGTCGCCTTGATGGCGTCAAAGGCCTTCCCGGTGTTCTCGGTCTTGGCCTCGTCGCTCTTGTTGGCCGAGAAGTGCAGGGCCACGATGGAGCCGAAGATGCCGCTGATAAAGGTGGCCTGCACTATAATCTCAAACAGCTTCACATCCCAGAGCTTGGGATTGTTCCAGGCCATGAGCAAAAGGATGCCCGCCAGCGCGAAGATGGCGATGGTGACGCCTTGGCGTTCATTCGGCTGGCGCACTGACTACCTCCATAGGAACCCACGGCGCTTCAACGGCCTCCACGCCATCAACGCACGTAAACACCTCGCGCACCTTCATCTGATAGCGCCCCGGCATCGTCCCTTGAGGGATGACGATGGAGTAATCAGAACGGTCGCGCGTTATCTCGCGGGCAGGGATTGGCAAGCGCAGAATGCTCCCCATCTCGTTACGAAGGTCGATCTGAACCCCATTCACGCAGCCGGGGACATTTCGCCGTGGCGTGACAGCACGCACCACAAGCAGCTCATCATCCGTCACGCGCGGGTTGAGGACCTCGATGCCCTCAAACGATATGGGCGCCGGCTGTAGGGCGCGGGTGATGTAGATGCCGCCGAGCGCCAGGATGCCGACAGCCGATGCGCCTAGCATCAGGCCGCCATATGTAACCCGAGGCCACTTCACGGCTTCACCAGAACGGTAGCGACTATGGCGACGAACACGGACGTAAGGATCAAGCCACAGGCCCCCCAGACAATCTTTTTCAGGTCCGCATACTTGTCCTCAAGCGCCTTGAAATCCGACTTGGTTACAAAGTCATTCTTCATGGCCGCAAACGCATTGTTCACGGCATCGGCGTGCTTGCCCAAGGCTTCGGCCATGCGCGCGAACTCGCGCTCCACGGTCTGAGTAAGGCCCTCAACCTTGGTCTCTTGACGCGCGAGCTGGATGCGGATGTCCACGTCGGGTTGTCCTGTTTCGTCCGGTGGCGTTGTCACGTCATCAGCTCTCTTCGGTGGATAGGTGTACGCGGCCACACTCCCGGCCATCAGGGCGTCTATTCCCGCCTTCACCGGATCGGATCGCTGGCCTATGGGTGCGCCCAGCTTGCCGAGCGCCCATGATAGACCTAACGCGGCGCTGAGGCAAAAGAGCCCCAGAAATAGAGCGGATAGATTCGACAATTCCCCCGCTCCCGTAAAGCGTTATGATGAGCCCCGTGAACAACCATAGCATAACATAATAATACTGAACCCCGACATAGACGCCCTCGCTCCACAACGTCCAATGAACACCGTGCGCGAACAAAATAGCGGTGTATAGGCTCCCGAACCACAGCGCCCATTTTGCGCTCCGAGAGATACGAACGCACCAGAACACAAGAGGCGCAAAAGCCAGGTCAAGAACGGCTGGCGCAGCGGGAAACGGCAGATACAGCGCGTAGATCAGCGAGAACTTGACGGCCAATAACCAGGCAAGCGGGCGCGTCTCCCCGTTCCATAGGGGGAGCAGCAGGAGAAGCGCCCACAAGCCCTCTTTCACTTGGGCGGCGGGGGAGGCGGCGGCGGGGGTACGGGAACCTGACCTCCACCATCGCCGTCGTCAGGCGGCGTGTTCAGGCGGTCGTCCTTGCGACCGCCGAGGGGTTTGCGTTTCTTTTCAGCAGCCACGTCATTCTCCTCAAACAGCCCTCAGAAGCGAGGGGGTTCTAAACTTTCTCGACGCGAGCGCGCAATGTGCCGGACGCCAGATCAATCGTGCCTGTCGTTTCGTTCTGGAAGCGGACGGACACCGTGTCAGCCGCCGACACCCAGGCCGTAAGCAAAATGCCTTGCAGGTCGTTAGAGAACGAAGCTCGGGCAATATCGCCAACTACAGCCCCCGTGACCGTCACTGTGGTAGTTACGCCAGCGCCATCAACAAGGCTGGCCGGGTCGTAAGTGGCGCTGCCTGAAATATAGCCCGCGATATAGCGCCATCCGGTGTTCCCGGTGCCGGTTTCCTTGATCGCAACGCTGGTGCTGTTCCCCCCGTCGCGCCGCTGCCACAGAGACCCAATGGGAGCCGTGACCGCCCCTTCCGGCGCACCCGCACCCGACTCGCTGTGCGGGTTGTTTTGGACGGACACATTGCCCATGCGAACCGTCGTCACGTCCGTCAAGGTCGCGTCAGAGAACCGCCCACCGCCGAAGTAGTCGTTATGGATCAAGCGATGGTAGCCTGTGGTGCTAGTGACCAGAATGCCGGTGCTGGCGATATTGAGAGACCGAACGGTGTTGAGCGCGATCACGCTCTCGACCCCGCCAGAAACCTGCAAGTTGGTCACGTTGCCGCCGAGATAGTTCCCGATAACGCTGGTTCGGTCAGACCCAACCCCAAGCTGGATTCCGGTGGACATATTATACGACCACGTACCGCCCTGGATGATATTCTCAGCCGTCAGGATGCGAATACCGTGCTGGCTGTTGGCGATGCCTTGGCAGTCAGCGAAGGTGTTGCGGATGGTGTTGGCATCCACGAGGAAGCCCGTAAGCCCGCCCATGACCGTACAGTGCGAGAACATGTTAGCGAACGACGGCGGTTCGTTGACCGACCCGTTGACCAGCGTGAGTGTTGCCGCAGATGTACCGCCCGTAACGACTTCCGTGGTGGTGAAGGTTCCGGTGACGGCGCGAATCTCAAGCTGACGCGCGACCGCGTTCCACGTCATGACGATGCCGGTTGCACCCGACGTGCCCCCGGTTACGGTTTCGCCAAACGTGAATGTGCCCGTGGAGGCGCTTCCGATCAGGCGTTGGGCTGCATACTCGCCACGCACAAGGAAGCCGTTTGTAGTGGCCGTCGAGCGCGATTGGCAACGAATGAACGAGCCGTACTTCGTATTGCGAATACGGAAGTCAGCCGCGCCCGTGCCGTTGTAGGCCACGCAGTCCACCATGGACGGGGCCAGCATGTAGGACTGGCTGTCCGCCTCGATGTTGAAGTTGAGCGGGTTGTCGTGCGCCACGCAGCCGATAAGCGCCAGGCCCTCGACCACCCCACGCAAGGGCGTTGGCACCAGACGGCTTTGCGGGCCGCTGATGAAGCCATAGTTGAAGTTGCCGAAGAACTGGCAGTTAACAAACACGCAATTCTTCGCGTACTGGCCGGGGTTCGGCTCCACGTCCACACCGGCTTGCGGGTCCTGACGCACGGTGTTCTTGAATACGCTGTCAACTGCCGTGAAGCCGTCAACGTGGATCACCGAAAGGCCGTTACGCCCGTTGGCGTCGCACACAACATTGATCAGGTGCATGTTCTGGGCGGCTACGTTGTTGCCATCCCCCTGCACGTTCAGGCCGTCGCCCCACCAGTTTGAGAACACCGTGTCTTTGACAAAGACGTTGTTCGACCCGTAGTTCATCAGGCCCGAGAGGCCTTGGCCGCCGACGCCCAAGTGGGTCGTCTTGTCGCCAATGACCTGGCCGCCCTCGATGATGATGTTATTGGACTGAAAAACCCATATGGCCGAGCCGTTAGGTTCCGCCGTGTCGATGCACTGAAGGATAGCGCCAGGCTCAAACGTAAGCTTGAGACCGTTGACGTTGTTAATCTGGATAGCGCCCGTGATGACGGTGTTGGTCGAGCCGGAGTGCGAGGCGTCCGCGCTCCCCGCCTGTACCATATAGACGCCCTTGGGGAACCGGACCTCGCAGTTGGCGCAGTCAGCCAAAGCAGCGTTGATCGCAGCGGTGTGGTTGACGGCGTTGTTCTTGCTGGCAATAGGGGTGCAGCCCGCGAAGTCAGTAATGTATTTGATGTCGCGGAGTTTGGACTGGATCGAGCGCAGGGCTGCGGCGGTGCCCGATTGCAGGAAATTGACGTTAGCCGCCAGATCGGCCCCGATAGCCGTCCGGAACGCGGCCTGATTTGCGCCGAGGATGTTGGAGCCGGTGACGTTGGCCTTCCCCGCGATGACGATGGGGTCTGTGTCGGGAGCGGAAGCGGCGAGCGCCAAGATGTCGTTGTAGGCGTCAAGGGCCAGGTCCGCTGCAACTACAGCTTGGTCACGAGCCGTGTCCGCCTCATCAGCAGCCGCTTCTGCAAGCGCCAGCGTTGCTGTCTCAAAGTCCACAGACGGGCGGTAGTTGTCAAACGTGAAGGGGTTGCCGGGCGCCTCTCCGGTGGCCGTGGTGACCGACAGGCTGTAGAGAACCGGGTCGGCCTCGGTCCCCGCTTCTGCCCAGATAGCAGGGAAGCTGCCTGACGCATTGGCGACAACCGGGTTAACCAGAGGAGTCGTCAGCCCTTCATCCGCATAGACCGGAGTCAGGACCGTCGTGAGGTTCTGATAGACATACAGAAGCGCGCCGCCAAGCAGCGTGTCGTTCCGGTTGCGAGCCGGGAAGTAGGGCGGAACAACGAAACGACCAGCGGCCATTATTGGCTAGCTCCAGCATTCTGCGACAGGATGCGACGGACCGAACGCTCAAGGTTGCGCGCCTCACGACGGCTTCCAGTGCGCTGAGACAGGCGGGTGATGAGTTCTGCGCTTCTTGCCGGGTCAACCGCAGCTTCAACCAGCGCACGGGCCTCATTATCACTGAACCCCAGCGAACGGAACCGGCGCGACACACGCGCGATGGCGGGAAGGCTCAAGCGAGCGGCGCTGATCATGTCGGCTCCCGCCTCCAGCCCATCCACGACAGCGGAGTCTTGCTGATTCAGGTTCGTGGGCGATCCGGCGCGCGGGTCGATCTGATATGCGTTGTCGATGCGAGCGCGCATCTGGCGAGCCGTGCCGGACATGGCCGCAGCCTCATCCGGACCGATCAGGCCTGCCGAACGAACATTCGCACCCGCGCCCACGTCAAAGTCATCAAGCACAGCCTGAGCGCCCGCAGGCGTAGAGGCGCGATCCTCAATGGCATCGCGGGCTGCAATACGCGCGGCGGAGGATTGCTCGGGAGTCAGGGCGGATGCACGGCGCGCGTAGTCGCCCGTACCGCGACGGGTCGTGAACTGCCTACCCACGTCCATGGCGTCGGTGATCTGAGCGCGCTCAGCATAGCCGGTCACGGCCTGGTCGTAGGCTTCCGATTGGTTGCGCGCCGCCTGCCGGACAGCGCGGCCCAGGCCTCCGAATATGCGTTGCGCGTTCTGATCCGTCCCGCCCGCGCGTTGAAGGTGGCGGGCCAGCAAGTCAGCCGCGCCGACAGACAGGGCTGCGCCCCCCTCCGGGGCGCTTGCCTGACGGGCCATCGTCGCCAACTCTTGCGACAGGGCGCGCTCAGCAGGATCAGCAGAGCTGGCGTAGAGGCGGGCCGCCGATTGCATGGCGCTGCGCCCCTCAGGACCCCAAAGCGCCTGCGTCGTGTCCGGGTCGATGGTGATGGGCGGCGCGGCACGAGCGGCGGCATACTCTTCCGCCGACAGCGCGCGGTTCGTTACGTCCATTTCCTCAAGCGCTTGACCAGCCGTGCGCGGATCGTCGCTGACGTAGCGGCGGGCCAGGTCGGAAGCGTTGGCCTGAGTCTCGATGCGGCGCTGGCGCACGAAGTCACGGGCGGCCTGACGGGCAGGCTGGCGAGTGGCGAGCCCGCGAACGAGGCCCCGTCCGCCTTCGTCCAGTGCATCAACCAGTGTCGGCGTCAGGTCTTCGTTCGCCATGGTGTTCGCGCGGTCAACCAGAGCGTTGGAACGTTCTGCGCCAAGGCGGTTACCGAGCTTGTCTAGGCCGGTGTCCAACGGGGTGCGGGTCGCGCGCTGCGTCAAAGCTGCGCTGTTCGGCACGTTAAGGGCCTCACCAGCGCGCCCTACTTGGCGGCCAAGGAACCGTGCGACAGACTGACCGCCACGGGCTGCGGGGCGCAGGAGAGCATTGCCGATCACGGGGGCCGCCACACCAGCGGCGGTGCCTACAAGAGCGCCCTGTCCTGTTTCTGGAAGGCGCTCCAGGGCGTTGCCTTCGGCTGCGCCAAAACCGTACACCGCACCGGAGCCTGCACCCGCCAGCGCGTTGCGTCCAACGCGAACGGCGAGGGACGCGCCCTGAGCCCCGCGCGCGGCGGCCCCAAGAGGAACGGCTGAAGACGCAACCGCGCCAGTGACTTGGCCCGCGCCGCGCGTCCATGGGTCTTGCTCGGCGTCCGCGTCATTGCGGCCACGGATCACGGCAAGGTTCTGATCGAATGCACCTAGGCCATCTTGCCAGACGGTCGAGCCACCACGGGCGTTCTCCGTCCCAAGGACCGTGCTGATTCCAGCGCCAATCTCGTCACCCAGGCCAAACGACAGGCCGTCCAGAACACCGCCTGCGAAAGTGTCAATCTTTCGCAAGACACCGCCCTCGCCTTCTCGGTCGTTGGCGGCGGCCTGGCGAATACGATCCGTGTCAGGCTCGCCGTTAATGCGGACGCCTTGACCGGCAGGGGCAGCGGTTAGCGCTGCGGCAGGGGTTGCCGCTGTCCAGCGCTGCCCATCCGAGTCCCACTTCAAGCCTTGGGCCTCAAGCTCCTCAACGGTGAAGTTCTTGCGCCAAGTTCCATCCTCGCCGCGCTCATAGCCGTCAGCGATTAGTTGCTCATCCGTGCGCTCCCCACGGTCTTCGCCGCGCGTTCCGGGGGTGATGGAGTCTTGAACCCCAGCCACGGTCTCCGTGATTTTAGGATAGGTCGGGAGGCCAGTTTCAGGGTCTCGTTCGCCGGTCTCAGCATTGGCCGCAACCGGGCTGATGTAGGCATCCCCCGCGATACGGACGGCTTGGTCGCGGAACCGCTGACGGATTTGCGAGCGGGTGGGGTCAACACCCTCGTCCTCGCCAGGCTGGCGGAAATAGGTCCGGTCTGCACGAATGACTTCCGGCTCGGGCGCATTCGCTCCCGTCGTGGTCCGCAGCGCGCCGTCCGTGAATTGAAGCTCAGCCGCACGTCCACGATCCGCCACACTGTCGCGAATCAGGTTGGAAATGGGGACGCCCAGAATCGGAACACCCTCAGTCCATCGTGCGATAGAGTTGCGCTGTGACGTGGGGTCATACCCCTCAAGCCTGGCGCGCTGATAGTCGGTCTCGCCCTGATCCATAAGGGTCGCGCGAGCAGCAGCGTTGGCCTGAAATTCTTTAACATCCACAGCCCCACCAGCTTCGGCCTCTTCGCCAAGAGGCTTGATCTCGGTGACGCCCCCATGAGGACCGACCCGAACCAACGTGCCGTTAGGAAAACGGACAGCGCCAGGGCCATACTCGGATGAAACATCGACGCGATCAACCTGCGTCCAGTTGCTACGGTCACGGTGATTCCCGCCGTCAAAGCGATAGCCGCCGACGACCGTTCCGACTGCGGGGGCTCCGCGACCGACGACTTGGGGTTCTCGCGCCATCAGTAGTCCCGATCCCAAGGATTTCCGCCGCCAGAAGACGCACCGCCACCGCTAGAGCGCGAGCCGCCTCCACCGCCACGACTGCCGCCGCCAGACGAGCGAGCGCGAGGAGGGGCGCGGCCCGCAGCGGCGCGAGGCGCAATGACCGAAGGATCAGCTCCGCCGCCAGGGATAAACGTCTGACGGGTCCGGGTGGCGTCAGTCCACATGTATCCCGGCTGAGCCCCTTCGCGCGGGTCAAAAGGTTTGGGCAGCACGTTGGTATACGAACCATCAGCACCGCGCCGCATGATGCTTCCATCAACCACGCGGTCTTCGTACTCCACCTCTCCGCCGACCGCAGCCAGCAGGCTACGCAGATTCGCGTCCGACTTTTCTGTGCCGTCGATCTGCGCCAGAAGGTCTTCGCCTATCCCCATACTCGCAAGCACCGGGCGGATATTGGACTGGTAGACTTCTTGGCGCTGATCGGCAGGAACTTGCAGCAAGGCTTGCGCGCCTTGCCCCAGCCACGTCGTGCGCTCTGTGCGTTCTTTCTCGGCAGCGGTTCGCTCTGTCGCAGCCCGACGAGCCTGCTGACTCTCCAGTTGCGCTGCGTCATCCAAAAGGCCCGCCTCGTTCAGTTCGGCCTGTGCAAGATCGCCATTGCCGCCCGCCAGGGCATTGCCCGCACGACGGCGCGCGTTGCGGTTATCAACGGCGGTCAGGTTCTCAACAGTGCTCCAAAGAGCGTTCTGGGCTGCGCGCGGATCAATCTGCGCCATCTACTTCTTCCCACCAAGATAGTTGTAGCCGATGCCGCCTAGCGTCCCGAGCGCGTTGCCCCAGATGTTGGCCGAGTTGGCGTAGCTGGACTGAAGGGCGTTCGATGCGGTCTGGTTGTTGGCGTTGACGTTGTTGCCGTAGTTCGAGGCCAGCGCGTTGCCCTGACTGGTCGCAGTCTGTCCGAGCCCAGCCACGCTAAAAAGCTGGTTCATTTGCGTGTTGAATTCGTTCGACGCGTAGTCTTGGCCGTAGCGCGTGAGGGCCTTGGCAGCGTCTCCGCTCGCGAGCGTACCTGTCGCGGCTCGTTGAGCGACAATGTTACGATTGCCCTCGTCAAGGCGGAACTGATAGCCAGGCGAAGCGTAGAAACCGCCGTAGCGATCCGCCTCCGCAACAGGCGTGGCCGTGCCCACCTGCGTCGTAGACAAGGCGTTCGGCGTAATATAGCCGCCGCTTCCGTCGCCTAGTCCATCGCTCGGCCCGCCGCCATACGGACGCCCAACGGTAAAGTTGCCGTCCATGTCCTGAATAGGGCGGCCACCTGAATAGATACTACCTGCGCCCTGTCCGGCATAGGTCTGAGCCGTGGGGGCTGTACCGCCGCCGAGGCCCAAGCGCTTGTTGATTTCCGCCAGCGCCGTCCCGCCAGAGACCCGCCACGGCTCAAGGTCCGCGCGCTGCTGGTTGTAGATCGCCAGGTCTTGCGCGTTAGCGGCGGAAGCAGCGGACGTAGCCGCGCTTGTGGCCTTGCTGTTCGCCTTGGATGACAGCGCAGCGCCGCCCAGCGTGGTTGCGCCAAGGATCAGCGCAGAGGTAAGGCCAGCCATTAGAGCGCCTTCACGAAGTGATGCTCGGTGGGGCGGTAACCCGCCATCCGATACATGCGCGCCACGGTGGGCATACGGTCGTTTTCAAGGCAAACCATCGAGAACGTCTCGCACCCCTGTTCACGCGCCCACTCTTCAAGCGCCTCTCTCATTTCCTTGCCACCACGACCCCAAAGGAAAACCTCTTGGGCCGCGTAGGCATCGGCAAACCACATCGGGCCTTTTATGGCCGCAGCCATGCCGTCTATAGGATGTCCGTGAACTACAACCACGCCGCTCTCTAAAGCGGATTCAAGCGTGAGTGCCACGCGCTCTGGATCATAGGTCATGACAGAATACGGGCTTTTTGCGTGAAACAAAAGCCCCAACTCTACTAGGCGAGGAATGTCGTCTTTTGCCGCCCGACGAACGATCATGCGCGCCTCACATAGAGATAAAGGCTCAGGTCGTTCACGTCGGCCCCCGTCGTCTTCCGGGCATCCACACGATAGTCAACCGCGCCCGTGGTGACACGAGCAGCCGTATATGCCGCGACAGCAGCGGCGCTAGAGTTGCTGACCGTGGCCGGTGTCATCGTGCCAGAAACGGTAGCGGTCCATGTCTGGAGGTACGTATCAACGCCGCCCACAACTTCCACCAGCCGGAACTCAATCTCGGCAATGGTGTCGCCTGGGTTAATGACGGTGATGGTCACATCCGCATCTTGAATCGGGCCTGTGCCAGATGCGGTCAGGTTGCCAGCGGAAACGCCCGTCAGGCTCACGGTAGGCCCTGCCGTCCATGTCGGAGGATCAAACAGGTTAACGCTGGGGTTCGTGGCGCTACCGGAGCGAGCCGTCCCGCCGCCAGCCGCATCCGCTGTCTCCTGAGCATCGTTCGCCGTCTGCTGTGCAACCTGAGCCAGACCGGTGATCACCTGAAGCTGCTCAACGATCAACTGTAGCTGCGCCACAATTGCGGCGATGTCGGCCACTGTCTGATTGATAGTATTGATCTGCCCCTCAATCGCCGTCGCGAACTCATCCCAGAACCGGGTGAAATAGATCAGCGCCTTGCCGACGTTGTTCACGATGGCGGTGTTGGCCTGGATGCGGGGAAGTTTGAAAAGGTTCGGCATTAGGCGAGCGGCTCGTTGATGGCCGCGCCGCCTATGGTCAGCACACAATCATCAGTGCAGACGAACTCAAACAGACGCCCTGGATAAGCGATCTGGCCCAAGCGGTTCAGAACGATGGGGCGGGCGTACTGGCCTTGGCGTCCAATCGAGACCTCTTTCCAATCGCTGTACGTCTGCAAATCGTCCGACCAGCGGATACGCACTTTCGGATAGGCGTTGGGGTCCGACGAGGTGCCTGCCGTGGCATAGAGGATGAGATTGTCACAAGGGACGCGCTGTCCGGTGGAAGACACGCCGCCCGTTACGATCCGCTCCATGGGCAAGCCATCATCGTTGCTGACTTCCGGGTCCAAGCGATACAGGATGCCGTCCTCGTCGCTCCCGGCCACCGTGAACGTGTCTGCGCTATCCCCAACGTGGCAGCGCCAGGTGTCCCGTCCATAGGTCTTGAAATCGGTCCATTGCTGGGTCGATGCGTCATAGACCAACGTGGCGTAGGTGGTGGTCAGGCACAGCACTGTGTGACCGTCGCTAGCGAAGCTCCACATGACAAGGTCTTCGACGAGAGACTTGCGGACCTGCTCCTCAATGGAGTTGTCGGAAATGCGCTGTGGCGAGGCGTCCCCACGATAGACAAGGCCGTCGTTGCCCACGAACCCGACCGAGTTGTCAAACCGACACACGGCGTCACGCGAGCGCGCGCCCTTGTCGTAGTTGCGGCCTGGCACACGCTGGAACGGCAAGTCTGCATTGCCGGTCGGGATGTGAACCTCAGTCCCTTCTTCTTTCAGGAACCACAGTTCATCACCCACGCGCTCCACTTTCACGATGGAGCCAGGGCTTGATTCGGTGCTGGCGAACGACAGGGCGTCCGGGTTCGTCTGGCCCGGTTCGATCCAGTAATACCGGTTCGAATCTCGCTCAGTCAGGATAAAGTAGCCATTAAGCTCGGCCACCGAATCAACCAGACGACCGTCTGGCATGACAACGGTGGTGATCGCACCGCCCGAGGTGCTGTAGACAATGCCGTTGCTGGTTATAAGCGCGCGTGTCGCCGTGGCCGCGAAGGTGTTGCGCTCGTTGCCCGGCAGGGACCCCAGAGACGTAGCCACACCCGCCTGCGTGACGCGAAACAGCGTCGTGGCCGACACCGCCAGGAAGTCGCCGTTGAACGTCCCGGCGCGCCTGAATAGCCCCCAGATACGGCCCGCGTTCAGATCGCAGAACAGAACCTCTCCGGGGCGCTGTACGTGGTCGATGCCGTCAATGGCGTTAGTCTCGTTCTTCTCGGCAAGATAGTTCACGACGCGGATGTGGGGCGTCCACGTCGTCTTGCGCTTCCTGGCGCTAACTCCGAGAGGAATGGGGGGCATCAGCCAATCTTGTAGACGGAAACGGGGATCGTGTACGTAGCCCCGATGCCAAGGGCCGGGACATAGTAGCCGATGCTGACGCTGTTTGTCCCGGCAGGATAGGCGTTCACGACCTCGCACCCAGCGCTAGGCGCGCCATTCGGCACAGCGATTAGCTTGTCTCCTGTGGCCACGCCGGTCAGGGCGAGCGCCATGCGCTTCATCCCCAAGCTCAGCGAGATAAGCAGCGTCTCCGTAACGGTGACGTTGCCCAGGAGCGTCAGAGACGGACCAGTAACGGCCCCCGGCGACGTGCCTACGGTCCGAACGCTCACGCACCGCCCCCATAGGAGATTTCAAGCGTCCCCGCGCCCGCTGCGATGCCCTGCTTTGTCACGGACATGGCCGACATGAACTCGGGGTATTGGGTCGAGAACACGCCGAAGAAGCCGGGCGGAAAGAGCCAGCCCGTGTCAGCGGCCACTGGAGAATAGGCCCCCACGGAACCCTTCAGGCGCACCCAGAACGGATTCGGGTTGACCACGCAGAACGACATATAGCCCGCAGCCTTAAGGTCAGCGGGAACGTCGAAACGTTGTGGCGTCGTGTTGACGGGCAGCATGAAGGGGTCGGTCGAGCGCCGGAAGGCGAAATTGTTATCGGCCACATTGCCCTCCGCTAGCTGAACGCCACATTGAGGTTCAGGACATCCGCCGCCGTCAGTGCACCGGTGTCGTTGTCCGCTCCGCCCGTGGTCATGGCGTAGGATAGGCCAGCAGAGAAGTACATGCCCGCGAACGCGATGCTGAACTTGCTCTGCGGAGCAAGGTACTCGCTCCAGACCGGAACGTCCGTGCCCACGGTTGGCGCAGTCGCCTTGTTGTAGAATTTCAGATAACGCGGCGCGGCGTTGGCGTTGTAACCGGTGACCAGCCCCAGGGTACCAGTGCTGGCCTTTGCCACGGTCGCATTGGTCGAGGCGGCGGCGCTGACGATACGAGAGCTGCCCGTCGAGCCGACGTTGCGCGTAGGGGCCGGGTTGCTGACGCTGGCGGCATTCGTGCCGTCCGCCCCCGTCGCGCCGGTCGGAAGAGGGTTAAGTCGGCTAACGGCCTGGTCGGGTTGCCCCGCAACAGCGTAACGAAGAACAGTACTCATCGGGGGCCTCCCACGGAGCCAAAGAAGAAGCTAGAAGGACGATCAAAGTCCCTAAGCATGCCGTAAAGCCTCCCGGCTTCTTCTCTGATCTCCCCGATACGGGTTGAGAGACCGAAGCTAGGATATAGCTTGAGCGCGAGGTTGTATATAACGCACTCGATCCACTCCTGCGGTGCGTCGATGTCCTGCTCAAGGTCGGTCACGTCTTCTACCACGCGATCTGCGGTGTAATAGACAGTGTAGACCTTGTTCGGGATCGGCCACAGGCTCAGGGCCAGAGTGTCGCGCTGACGGTTCGGATAATAGACGGTCGGGATGCCCTGCTGCGTCTTGATGGGCAGGTTCGCCCAATCGCCTACCTCCCAGCGGCCCAATGGACGCTGATAGTTGCTGTCCTGAAGGCGAACCTCCATCACGTCCAGCGGACGTGGCGAGAGGGTATATGTCTGCTGGCCAGCAACCGTCACGAACGAGCGGTCGGCTTCGCGCCACAGATTCACGCTGTCCGTCTGCCAGGTCTTGAGCATATTGTTGAGGCGACGAAGGGCTAGTGCGCCATCATCAGCGCTCATGGTCTGCCCTGCACCATACACGCCTAGCAGCTCATAGGCGTCCTGAGCGATCTCCCTCGCCGTCATCGTGCCGGTGGTTACGCCGCTGGTCGCCATCTACAGGTCTCCGGGAGTGGTCGTGTTGGGTCCGCTGTCCTCAACATCAGGCGACGGGTTTGGCAGCGGCAGGCCTTCTGGGTAGATGACGGGCGGGTCCATTTGCGGAGGTCGCGGGTCCCAGCAATCTGGGCACACAACTAGTCCCGTCCACTCGATACGCTTCTCGCTGTGCCGCCAGGACTCATCACAGCGCATGCACCGGAAGTAGGGGTTTCCGGGGACATAGCCGCGTCCTGTGCCTATGCGAAACTCAACCATCGTCCGTCCTTAAGAAAAAGGGGTCAGGACCGAAATCCCGACCCCGTTCTCTGGGCTTATTGGAGCGTCAGGCTTACGCCCCCGCGTTGCCGTAAGCTCCCCGCCAGTCACCCCAGCCAGCGGCGAAGCGCATGCTTGCCTTGGCCTTGGCATTGGCGGTGTCGAAGTCCGAGTCTTTCTCAAGACGGACCTTACGACGCCAGTAGGACATCAGTCCGTCCGGCACACCGGTTTGCAAGAACCAGGCATCTTGGTCGGTCAGGTAGTGGTTGACCACGATGCCGCCCGGAAGCAGGCCCATCTGCTTGATCGCGTTGTCATCATTGTTCGCCGTGCCCGAACGCAGGTTCGAGTTGACGATCCGCTCGGCGTTGAACATTTCGCCGGTCGGAATGATGAGCTTGCGAGCGGTGTTGGCGATGTTCAGGCCGCGCGAGTTGCGGGTCTGAGCAACGACCTTCAGGCCGTCCTCCAGCGAGGCTTCCGACAAGTCAGCAGCCGTAAGGAGGTTGGACTGTGCACCGCCTGCGGTCGGGTGATCCGCCGCAAACAGAGCCTTGCCGTCACCGCCCAGATAGGACGCCGAGAAGCCACGGTTGAGGATGTTCGCGTGAACGATTTCCGTGGTCTGGCGCATCGAGTACGCCAGCATACGGGAACGACGACGCGAGAGGACTTCGTACTGATTGTCCTCAAGCTCCTCTTCGGTGACGATGTACCCCAGGGCATACACGACGTGCGTAAAGCGCGACTTGTAACCCTCGGCGTCGGTGTCGTATTGGATCGACGCGGCTTCCGGCTTGACCGGAGCCAGGCCGAAGCCGGACGCCTCTACGACTTCCTCATACGCCTTGTCAGACGTGTCGGTGTCGAAGATTTTGTCCCACTCGGACGGCAGTTCGTCATAGGAAGTGCCGAACCACGACTTAACGCCAGGCCACAAAGCTGACGGGTGCGCGGAGCGCGTGATGGTAGGTGCGCTCATCGTTAGACCCCCGTCGAGCCAGCTGCGCCGGTTTCAGTCGGCTGGTTGATACGGACGAGCCACTTGCAGTAGTCGCCAATTTCGTTGTCGGCCCGCTGCATAGCGCCCACGATGCGGACTTGCAGAGTTGCACCCGTACCCGCCGTAGACGAGTCGAGCATCCAGCCAGAACGTCGGATGAAGGCATTGCCCGCAGCCGAGATGAGGTCGCAGTTCAGACCGACCGAAGCGACGGCAAGAGCGCCGCCAACACTGTCTTCCTGAATTTCGAACTCGGTCATCGGGTTGTCGTCCACAAGCACGTAGCCTGCGGTCGATGCGGCCCGGTAACCCAGGGCGACGATACCCGGAGTGGGGTCGAAGCCGACCACAACGCCGGTGATGCGGTTGGTAGCGCCTTGCGTGGCGACAACCACCCCCGGAACACCCTGAGCGTCTGCGCTGCCCGACAGAATCACCGGATCGCCAATGAAGACGGCGGTGGCGTAAGCGGGATCAACGTAGTAGCGGTTCAGAGAGCCGTTGGCGGTTTCGCCGTCACGCTGACGGCGCGGGATGAGGCCCTGAGGGGCATTCCCGTTAGGCATGAGGAAAATCCTTTAAGGCGTGAAGTCCGCCTTGATAGAGTTGCCAGACGGGACATAGGATTCCGCGTCGGATCGGTTGTCGTCAGCAGCCCGGGCGCCCCGTTCAATGGCCTTCTCTGTCTCTCGGGTCTGATCCACCATTTCCTGGCGATCTTTCTCAAGGAACTCGGTCGGCTTCTTGCACAAGTGGGCAAGAATGGGCTTTCCAAAGTTGTCAGTGCCGACCGGAATGGGATCGACGCCATCAACCTTGTCCCAATCGTCCTGCTGAGTCAGGTCGAACATACGAGTGCCCGAGTCGTTGACCCACCGGAATGATTGGCCGGGATTCGCTTTTGCGATCTTGTCAGGAACCGACAGCTTGAGTTGAGCCATTCGGGTCAGGCTGGAATCGCTACGGCGACGGCGCTCTTGCGCCACTTCCACTTTACGCGGGCGGCCTGGGCCGCGACCTTCGACACCTGTCATCAGGCATTCTCCTCATAATAGTTAGCAGCAAAGTTCTTGCGGAACAAGGCCACTTTCTCCGGGGTGGAGTTCTTAAGGTGCTTCTCGAAACTGGCGCACCCGGCCTTGGCCTCTGGCGGCAGGTTTTCGAAGTTCTTTGTGCGGGCCACAGGGGCGCGCGAGCCGGGGCCAGAGAGAGCCGGGATGTTGGTTGGCTTGCGCTCGCCGGTTGCCTCCGCGCCGTCCTTGAACAGCTCCGGGAACCGCTTTCTGACGGCGGCCTCGGCCAGCTCAAGCTGACGCTCAGGCGGGGTGTTCTTCTTGGACTCGCGCTCGCAGATGCCGAACGCCAGGGCAGTAGCCTCTTCGTCCTTTTCGTACCACGGGTTACGGGTCCGGAAGTCGTCAGCGTAGTCCGACCCTTTGTCCTCCAGATTGTCCATCTGGCGGGCGATCTTGCGGGCCTCTCCGGGACGGTTGTCCGCCACGGCCTGGGCGTGAGCGGCCTCTAGATCGGCGCGTTGCTCGGCCAGGGCTTGCTCAAGCAGCCGGTCTGTCGCCTTGCCGACTTTCTCCAGTCGCTTCTCCAGTCGCTTGACCTCGCTGGCCGAGTCATCGCCCTTGCGCGCCTTGTGCTTCAGGAAGTCGGCGGCGGTCTGGTGGCCTTCGCCTTTCCACTCGGCGGCGGGCTTCCATCCTGCGTCGAGTGCGATTTGCTCGACTTCGGTATACTGCGGCTGGGCGTCAGTGGCTTCGGCACTCGCGGCTTGGGTCGCCTCATCGGTTTGGTCGTTACCCTCGATAACGTCGGTCATTATGCAGCCTCCCGCATTTCGACAGGCAGAGGCTCAATGACCGCCGCGATGTCCTTGTCCTTCAAGACACGATAGTCGCGCCCGTCCCGCCCCTTGACGATGGTCCCGCCGTATTTGGCGTACAGCACCATGACGCCGACCTCGGGCTGGACAGCCCTAATCTCGTCATCGTAGTTGAAGGCTGCGGGGGAAACGGCGACAAGCATGCCGGTGTTCTTGGCGTGTTTGTCGGCCTCTGCGGTCTCATCAACGAGGATGATGCCGCCCTTCGTGCGCTTCTCTGCCTCATCGGGCAATACAAGCACGTTGAACTCCAGCATTTTCAAGCCGGGGTCCAGATCAGTCAATGACAGGCTCGACGCCTGCACGTTCGCACCATCCCTCATAGGATGTCTCCTCCATGGCCAGGTAAGCGTCCGCGCGGGTTCTCAACTCGCACAGCAGAAGAGGGGCGGCCTCACCCCCCTCCCATGATTCATTGACCCAATGGGCCTTATTGTCTTCAGAAGCCTGCCGCAGGATCGACAGGACCCATGCCGTTACCGGGTTGGACTTCCAAACCTTGAAGTCCTCCATAGTAGGCGTCGATTTCTGCTTGCGTGATGCCATTCTCTAACGCGGTCTGCCGCGCCTCCTGCATGGTTTTCTGTGCGGCGGCCACATCCTTGATGGCGGACGCCTTCTTCTTGCTGATTTCGGCTTCAGCGTTGGCCTTGCCGAGAGCCTGCGCCTCTTCCGCGCCGGGTTGCGGCTGGGGAGCGGGGGCAAGCTCTTCGGCGTCGTCAATGTCCGCAGCACGGAAGGCGCGGAGGTAGATTTCGCGGTCGTTCAGCCCCTTGCCGGTCATGCCAAGCAGGAACTGCGCCTTAGCCATCGACTGCATCTTGGTCGCCACGGTCGGATCGCTGACCGGAACGACATCGTTGCCCGCCTGGCTGAAGTCGCGCTCAAGGTTGGCCTCGGGGTCGTCAACCACGTCCATATACTCTTGCGGGTCCCCGAACACCGCCTGCATGTCATACAGAAGCTTGAACTCGGCCTTGAGCGAGCGGTAGACGCGCTTGTAGATGGCCGTGAAGACCTGCAAGCCCTGGTCAATGAGGGCGAGTGTCGTTCCAACCGGAGCGGAAGCCGGGGCCTGACCAGTGATGACATCGCTGGTCGAGGTGACTTCGCGAGCCGCGCCCAGCATCAACTCAAGCATCTGGAACGCCACGGCGGACGGGGCCGGGAACGTGCGCTCATAAATGCTGTCGCGGAGTTGACCTCCGGACGCCTGTACGCTCTTGTACTCGCCCGGACGCCACCTCAGGACGTTCGTATTGCCCGCACCTTGCAGACGTAGCCCAGACGCCACGAATCCGCCGCCCGCGATCTGGGCATGGCCCGCGTCCACAAGCTGGTTGATGACCGTGTTTACGACATCGCTGATAGCGTCCAGCAAGTGTCCGAAGCCAATGGGGTAGAAGCGCCCCTTGGGGTCAGGGATGAAGCCGTACAGCGTGTAGGGCATGAACCGCGTGTGACCGATCACGGTCTCGTCTTCGGCGGTCTGCTGTTCCGTCCACGACTGCTCGATACGCAGCACCTTGCCGGTCTCATAGTCCACCGTGACGACGTAAGGCTCGTCCAGGCCGTCGCCGTCTAGGTCTTCGTATCGGTGCTGCTCAAGAAGGCGGCGCGGCCCCTGCGAGTCGTCACCGTCCGGCACAAGCCGATGCTCGCAGTAGAAGCCCGTCAGCATTCGCGACTGTATCTGATACGGAAACACCTCGTTGAGGATTTCGGTCACGCGCGGCGTGGTCTGAAGCGACGTGGCCGACTGCGGCACGACGACGTTCAGGGCCGTCACATAGGACGCGCGAACCTTGTTCGTGTCCGGATCGCGATAGGTCTTACGGAACGCCGCCCCGATAATCGGCAACTGCAACAGAAGCGAATCCGTGTCGCCTTCCCAATCCGGCATCCCGTAGAACAGCGTGTAGTTCAGGTACTCCGCGACACGTTTGGACCGGCGCAGCTTGAACTTACGGGCCATGGCGGCCTGCATGTACTGCTGCACCATGGCCCGGGCCTGGCGAACCATAGCCTCTTGCTCAGGCGTCTCGGGCTTCTGTTCCGCCAGGGCTTGCGCCTGCGGGTCCATCTGGGCCGCCTGCCCGAACACCTTGACTGAAACGGCCTCGTCATTCTTGACGATGGCGGGATATGCGCGAGCGTGGAACTGAAGCGCCGCGACCGTCAGCAGCGGGAAGCTGACGTTGCTGGCATTCGGCCAAGGGTAGTTCTTGGCCTCAGCCTTCTCTTGAGAGGCCCGGTCAAGCGCCTTCTTGGCTTGCTCCAGCCAGTCACCGCGCGCAGATTCGTCGTCCTCGTAGTCGGCAAGCACCCTCGCGCCGATCTTGGACAACTCGTCGTCGGTCATCTTCCACGCAAGACCGCCGTATTGCCGTTCAACAGGCAGCTCGACGGCCTCTTCGTAAAGAGGGTCCACTTCGACCGAGAAAGAGCCGTCGAGAACGTCAGTCATGCAAGGTCAGATTAGACCAGGATTTGCGGAGCGTAGTAGGTGACGCGGATCAGGATGTTGCCGACCTGCTGAGCGGCGGTGCCGCCCGTGGGGGTGAAGGTGTAGTAGATCGGGCCAGTGGGGGTGCGGCCCGGATAGAGCGTGGTCGCAATGATGTAGCCCTGCGTCTTCACGTCCACATCCGCGACGATCTGCTGACCTGCGGCAGAGGTGCCGAGACGCGCATTGATCGTGGTCGGGGTGCCGGGGATCGTGACCGGCGTGTCAAAGTGGTAAGTCGCGCCAGCCGCGCCGGTAGGCAGGGAGAACGAACCCGAGGCCGCGCCGTTTACCAGGGCCACGGTGACGGTTTTGGTCTGCGAGACGCCGTTGCCGGTGCCTTTGACGGAGTAGCCGTCTGCGAGGACGGTGCCGGTTCCGGCGTCGTTCGAGAAGATGGAGGGCAAGGCTAGTATCCCGTGCTGGACTGCGGTTGGCGGACGACCATTTCGTCCTGATAGTTTTCCACCGGCTCAGTTACAGCGCGAGCCATTCCGCTCATGATAAGGTATCTCTTTGCGTCCATCAAGTGGTCTCGTTCCTTGACGACCTTGCCCTTTTCGTCGCGCCGATAGAGCCGAATTTCCGACATCGTGTTGGACAGGGTGCGGAAGATTTTCAGACGCCCGGACGCCAGGCGACGATAGACCGAGAATAGCCCCGCCTCCACCTCGTTGTTAGCTGGGATCACCTGAAGCCCCATCGACGTGTACTCATCAATGAGCGCCCGCCCGTCAAGCTGGCTTCGCCCCCGAGACGCAGGGTCGATGACCCCCGGTATCCAGTATCCGCGCGAGCGAATGGCGTCCGCATGCACCTGTGGCGGTGACTCAGCCCCGTAATATTCGCTGTAGCAGTACACGGTGTCCGTCTGGCGGTCCCATGCGCCCCAGATGCAGGCCGTGCGGTTCCAACCCACGTCCATCGCATACGCCTTGGGCCAATGGCGCGGGATTTCGAACGGATCGACCACGTAGGCGTCCTCGGCCACCGGGTAGATGACCCCAGACCCCAGCGCCGGGATGCCCTTGGCCCGCGCGTCCCTCTGATGCGGAGGGATGGAGGCCATCAACTCGGCCTTGTCTGACGCGCTCAGGTGAGGCACGTCGTCCCAATCAATCTGGATCGACCACTTGCTGGGTGCGCGCTCAGGTCCCGGCAAGAAAGACAGCGCCACGTTCGTCAGGCCGCGCAACGGGGTAAAGGTCGATATGACAATGCCCTTTGTCGTCATCGTCCGCATCACGGCTTCGGTGTGAATGGCCTCGGGCGGCTCTTCGTCCTCCCAGATCACGTCACGCTCAGTGCCCTGCCACGCCTCGCGCCCCTGGTCGTAGGAGCGGAACTGCACCGTTGACCAGCCGCCCGTGACGTGCTTGACCTTGGCATAGTCCACGGCCCCAGGCACGCCAGCGGCGGGCGCGACACGCCCCAGCAACTCGCGCGGGATCATGGCCGTACCGCGCGCCTCTTGGGGGCCGATCAGCTTCGCCACGATGATGTCGCGGGTCGTGGTGGACGTATCGCCACCGCATAGCGCGTTGACGGGGTGATCGAACCGACGACCGTTCCACCACGGCGGATAGAGCCCGGTCAGGTGCAGCGTGACCTCATAAGCCCCGATGCCCTCGGACTTGCCGACGCGGTTACCGGCCATCGCTGCACGTTCACGATAACGCGTCCCGGCCTCGAAGAACTCAAGGTGTTTGTCGTATAGCTCGCGACGGAGCGGCCCCTCATCGGGGTAATACGTCCACAGCTTGCGACCGGCCTGGTACTCCTCCTCGCCTTGCAGCAGCATGAGGAGGCGTTCTTCGTCCGCAGGGCTGAGCATCAGTTGATCTGTCGCGGCGGTCGGTGGCCCTTGTGACCGTCCTCGCCCGACTCACGCTTCTTGAGCAGACGGTCGATTTCGGCCTGGCGAGCATCCGGCGTAAGCGACACCTCGCCGGTGTGCTCCACCTGATACTTCTCGCCGTAGCGCGACGACCACTTGGACAGCAGTTGCATGCGCGTGTGCACGATGAGCTTGTCCCGGTTCACGTCACCGGACGAATAACCCTCCACGCCTTCGGCCACCAGCAATGTATCAGACGCAATCGCGTCATAGCCGACGATGCGCGCCTTGTTCATGGCAACGTGGAATTCGTGATGAACACGCTCCCAGTCGTAAACGGTAGTGAAGTGGGGCATGCCCTCCTCACGACAAATCTTCTTCAGCGGCTCGCCTTCAGAGATGCGCCACAGGATCGTCTTCGCCAGCTCTGGTGTGTAACTGGAGATGACCCGCCCATCCGGACCCTTTTCCTTAGCCATCCCAGCCGTCCATGATCTTGATGCCCAGGCCCACGACGGACACGATGGCGATGATCCACACACCCAGCGCGATCACGACACGGCCTCCAGTTGCTTGCGGATAAGGCTAGCGCGCTCAGCCTGTCCCTCTACCCCGTCGATGCGGGACAGGATGCGCTCAAGGTCTTCTTTGGTCTGAGTCGTGCGCGCGGGGTTTTCGTCGCCCAGCACATACGCGGCCAGCGACCGCGCCTCAGGGTCATCAGACGTTGCCAGAACATGTCCGGCCTTGGATCGGATTTTGGACATGCGCTGAATATCGCTTGCATGGCCCCAAAACGCAAGACGCCCCCAACCCGCAGGCTGAGAGCGTCCCGTTTCGCGTGGCTCCGCGAATGCTTACCGGTCTTCGGGCCGGACGTACTTCTTGGCTTCTTCGCGGCCCTCATCGGCGTCAGCAGGGCCAGCGCCGCCCGGAATGGGCTGATTGTCAGGCGTCAGAACCGGATTCAGGTTCTTGTCGTCGGTCTCGGTCTTCTTGGTTTTGTCGGTCATGTCGTCCTCCACTCACCCGGCAAAGACGCCGGATCGTTCAGCGATGACCAGAATGGCGATGACCACCGCAATAGCTTGCAGCACCCACTTGAAACGCGCGTCAAGCATCGGGGCGGACTGGATCAACCAGCACAGCAGCGCCAGGATGAGAATGACGACAAAGGCGAAAATCAGGATGCTCATGACGGCCTAACTCCTAAACGCGGCTAAGGTTGCCCGTCGCCGGGGAACTTGACCTTGGTCTTGAACTTCTTCGTTACCCGAATGGTAGTTCCGAGCGGCCAATAGCCCCGTCCGACCATGAACCGGATAATAGTTGCCTCAGCGGCCTCTCTGGTGTTCCCGCGATCCTCAATGGCAAAGGCCAGTTGCGCCTCTAGTGCATCATGTTCGGGCGTTCCGGGATATGGATGCGGGGTCAGTCCGGGCATGGCGGCGAGCTTGTCTCTCATGACTCACCTCCCCGTCTCCGGGTCGTGGTCGCGCACCGAGTTAAGGTCGGGGTGGGTGGGCATGGTTAGTCGGGCCGCCGATGGTTATCTACGTCGGCGATCGGTTCGCCGGGATCGTCCAAGGCAGCGTTCAAGACAGCAGCACGCTCTTCTGACGTAAGCTCATGCGCTCTCGGACCCCACGTCACGTGAAAGCCTACGGTCTCGCGCAAGGGGTCGCCAAAGAGGCGGTCAACAAGCCTGTCTGTTTCGGGCGTCTCGGACATGCCCCTATCCTACCGCGTCACGGGGCGGGTGGCAATGTGGGTTACCACATGCCCCAGAACGCACCAACCACGTCCACTCCCCACTTGATGAAGGCCCAGCCCAAGGGGATGAAGCAAAATGCCCAGACAGCAAAAATAACAACACCGGCCACCTTGTCCATCACTCGCCCCCTTCCGCCAGGATCGCATCAACAAACCGTGCGATCTGCAACCGTCCCTGACGGCGACTGCGTTCTCCCGCAACGTGGGGCGCTACAATCGCCTCGCCGGTCGGGTTCGGGTACATCGCGCGCATGAAGTCCTCACTCGGCTCCCGCATCGCCATCAGCGCGGCGCGGGCAACAGCGAGCATGTCAACGGTTCCGTCGATGCGGACGGACTTCAAGCCGTGAAGATCGTCAACGATCCAACCGCCCGTATCCTGGTCAGCCGCGACAGTCATAGCCCTCGCCATCTTCTCCAGTATCCCATCCCCCTTACGGTCGGTCATGGCGGTCAGCCTTCTTTCCGTGACAGCAGCGGTCAAAGCGAGATTGGATGCGTCGGCGAACCGGGCCTCCCGACCACATGTCCTCCATTTGCATGACCATCATGCGGTTGAGCGCGCGTTGATGGGTCTGCATAAGTGCGGCGATAGACTCACTCATCGCTTCGTCTCCTTGCGGCGGAACGTGCAGAGCTGGCCGTTGTCGGCTAAGCGCACAGTTAGCTGTCCTTGGCCTAGAACGCGCGCTCTGTGGATCAAATAGTCAACCGACATTGGCCCCTTGAGGAGGAAAGGTGGTCCACGCCATCCCGACCACCACGCCACATGAGACGCCCTCACGACGCGTCGTCCTGTGGTGGGGTGGTTTCAGCCGCAATCCACTTCTTCATGGCCCTCTGCGCCAATCGCCACTTTGATTCCGCCTCACGGTCGATCAAAACCTTTAGGGCCACAAGCGCGTCGTCTGAGAGTTGAAGCTTGGTCTCGCTCCCCTCGGCATTGCTGAGATAGATGAGCCAGTCGCCCGGCCCCTCCCAATCTCCAGGAGCCTTGGCTAGTGCGACGGTCGAACCATTGCCGCACTTAACCTGCTGCATGGTTATCTCGCTCATGACTCCCTCACCGCGAGCAGCGGGGCGATGTCGTCGTGCAGGACGTATTGGCCTTGGACATCCTTGAAATGGTCTATCCAGCCACCGTTAGGCCCCGCACGGTCGCATTCGTATCTCTGAAGTCCCTTCAGCGCGGCCAGCACCGAAACGGCAAGACTTACCGGCCCCGGCACCTCGTTGACACCACTTTCCCATTTGTAACTCGAAGCCCTGTTCACCCCCAGCCACGCGGCCAGGTCATCGTGGCTAAGGCCGAGCGTGGCGCGGGCGGAGGCGTATTCGGCGGCGTTCATGAGCGGTACACGTGCCACACGAAGGAACCGCAAAGAGCGGAACCAACGTGTTCTGCGCGCTCGTAGGGGTCAATTGGAGACCCTGTGCCAACGATAAAGTAATCACACTCGGGCGTTACGCCGGGGTCATGCTCGACCCATATAGTCGGGAATTCTGTTCCGTTCGGCTGATATGCGACAAGCGCGACATAGCCGCGAGGCGCGCGAATAACGCCGCCCTTCCTGAAATTGTACTTGTAAACAACTCGCTTAGCCATCTCTCTACTCTCCAATCTCCCCGGCCCGTTTGCCGGTGTTTGTTGCGTATTCTTGCTCGTCACAGCCGCACAGAGAACCGCCAGATGGCGCGTTACGATCTATGACCCAGCCCCGTCCACCGCATGAGCGACAGGATTTTTCGGCCTCTCGCTCGCGCTTCCAGTCTTCTTCGGTGTTCATGACAGCACCAGCTCGGCTTGGTTGTCCTGGGCCGAGCGAACTGCGGCGCGCTTGGCCTCGTCTCGGTACATGAAGTCATAACGGGCAACGACTGCGCCGCGTTCGGTGATCTCGCGCATTGCGTAACCGCCCCACTTTCCAGGCTTGCGGACGACTTGGACTTTCGTGATCTTCGCAGTCATCTCAATCTCTCCAATCTCGACCGCGCTCCCCGCCGCCGATGAGTCGTTGTCGCATGTCGCTTAGGGCGACGCAAGGGGGTTTTGTTGCTGGGGGCGATTTATTCTCCTCGCCCCGTCAAGCCAGGTCGCAGGGGCGGCGGGTGGTCATGGGGTAGATTGGCGCAACACCGCTACCAACTCTTGCTCCGTCATTGGCTCAAGCTCGGCGTCAGTTTGAACCCCGTACTTCAGCGCATACCCGATTAGCTTGGCCGCTGTCGCGCTCGGCCCCTTGGTCGCATACCGCTGCGCCGTGGCCTTCGACACGCCAAGCCAGCGACCGGCTGCAATCTGCGACAGGCCAAGAATGGTTAGGGCGGTGCGGTAGTCGGCGGGGGTCACTGCGCGATTTCCGCAAGAATATCCTTCATGGCCTCAGTCGCCGCCTGAAGCTCTTCGGCCTCCTCGCTCATGTCGTCGCTGTCGAGGTATCGGACGCCATAGCAATCAGCCGCAAGAATCAGGCGCTGGACATCAGCCCTCAAGGACTCAACCGCCGCTCGTGCATGGTCCTTGTAGTCAACCCAAGTGACGTAATCCGGGTTGTGCCCATCAGCCTTGCTGATGGCGTCAGCGACTCGCTTTAGCGCGCTCATGCCGAGTACCGGAACAGCTTGCCTTCGTCCGAGGCAGCGCAGTTGATGACGACGCTTTCGCACAACGAGACGATACGAAGGCCATCGTGGCCAACCTCAATCGTCGCGCCCCTGGCGAACTTGCGGTCGTACAGGCGGGTCAGCTCAGCAACGCGGCTGGTGGACGACTGGCCGGTAACGTGGCGGGCCAGGGCGTTTGCAAGGACTCGGGCGGTTTGCATCTCAATCTCTCCAATCTCTCATCGGCCCTTGCCGATGACTGAACCTATCACACACTCATTCTGATGCAAGCGTCTTTTTGCGGTATCTGCATCTTTTTGCGACATAATCCGTCACAGTCTCGGTTCCTGTATTATGCGAAGAGTTGGGTGGGGAGATTTTTGGCGGTTCGAACCGGGAAGTTGCCACGGTCTTCGAATCGATCCCACTGACCTGCCTCGGTGGCCTCGGTGTCGGGGGTTATGCCCAGAGGCATACCCCCACCGTGGCACCGTGGCAAGTGGTGATCCGAAAAAAAGTTCTGCCACGGTCTGCCACGGTGTTGCCTCGGTAAATAATATGGACCGAGGCAGATCAGAACGGCAGGTCATTTGGGTCCACCTCGGTGGGGATCGTGACGGACGCGGCGTAGGGATCAGCGTCATCGGGAAGGCAGATGAATTCCCGCTTGTTGCGCTTGGCGTCCTCACCCATGCGCTTAGCCAAGATGCCGTTCTCAAGCCATTTGTCGATTAGCGTCTTGAGAAGGTTCTGGCCGCCCTTCTCCGCGATGTTGACGCCAAGAGCGGGGCCGACGTAGTTCCCGAACCACTCAGGGCTCTTGGGGCTGTAGCGGGTCATGTCGTTAACCCGCGCAACATCCTGGGCGATGTCAGCGGCGTTCGGCGGGATCATGTCCATGGCGTCGGGCAGATGGAACGGGGTGACGACACCGACGTGATCAGAACTGTCCAGGGCCATGCCGCCGTTGTTGAGGTCGATGGACTTGATTTGACGCCATAGGCCGACATCGGAGCGCGGACCCATGTTGGATTTCCCGTTGGTGACGGAGAAGTAAGAGAACCGTTCGCGGGGGTCGATCTTGGCGACCTCCGCAATGTCCTTGCTCATGGGGTTGAGGACACGGGCGCTACGAACGCCGCCGATAATGGCGGTGGCCCCCCGCGCATCGCTAACGTCCGTGACGGCATCGGCATTGGCGGGCTTACGGACGTGGTGGACCAACTCAATGGCGCAGTTGGCGCGCTCGGCCACGATCCCCAGGCGCTTGATCACTGCGTCCATGGCCCCGTTGTCGTTCTCGGGAAGAATGTGGGCGCTAATGAAAGGGTCGAGCGTCCACACGTCGATATTGCGGACCTTAAGCCCGGTCTCGATTTCCTCGAAAAGGTCTTCGTCAAGGACGACTTCACCGCGCGCCATGCTGGCGAGCTTGAGGCGCATCTGACGGCCTGAGTCCACGAACAGGCGATCCGCTATGTCGTCAGCGGTCAGCCCGTGTTCGATGGCCGCCGCCTGGATGCGTCTAGCGGCTTCGTCATTGGGGTCCTCTCCGTTCCAGTACCAGACACGGAGCGGCTCCGCGCTGTGCAGGCGCTCCTCCAGAATCGGCTTGTGGCTGACCATGGCAAGGGCCTCGACGATGACCAGGCTCGACTTGCCCAGCCCGCCAGGGGCCACGGTTGCGGACACATAGCGCCGGATAAGGTGGCGGCCATACAGCCACTCGCGACGCGGAATAGTTGTCGGGTCGGTCCAGACGTAAGGTGTGGGGGTGCGCCCGCTCGTTACAATGGTGAGAGGAACGGGCTTATCGTCTTCCCACTCAGGCCAATCTTCATGCGCCATAAAGGGCCGCCTCTCTTTGTTGGCCGGTCAGGACGGAAACGGAACCGTCTCGGCGGGGCGAATAGGCGAAGTCGAGGCCATGATCCCACCGCGCGGACATAGCGATGTCGCTGAACGAAAGGTGCGGGTCGTGAAGGTTCCACCAGCGCCAGGCCAGCCCGGAGCCTGGGCGCATGATGTGGATGGGCCGCCAGCCGAACGCTTCGGCCTCAATGGCGTGATGCTCCACGAACCACCCGGCCATATCGATGGCGGACGTGATCTTGTACTGCGCCATGGTCGGATAGCTGCGATGGGTCAGCGAAGCCCACCGTTCCCACCAGGGGAGAGTCATGCGTCACCTTTGGCGCGCGTCTCCATGTCGATCAGATCGCGCATCCCGACCTCGGGATAGGCGATCAGAATGTCAGGCCAGACAGCACGAGGTATGAGGTTGCGCGTCTGCCACATACGGATAGTGCCCTCACGCTGTTTCAACACATCATGTAGTGCGCTGACGCCTTTGCCGTTAATCCATTCCCGAAACGTTTGCATTTTTACCCCTTGCTCTTTCGCCAGGTATCACATAGCGTGATATTGGAAGCAAGAGGAGATTGAGATGGGGGTCAAGTACCACCACGATTTAATGCAAGGGGACGATGAATGGCTAGCCGCTCGTCTGGGCCTGATTACGGCCAGCGAAATGAAGCTGCTGCTGACGCCGACCCACAAGATCGCAGACAACGACAAGGTTAGGGCCCACGTTTGGGAATTGCTGGCCCAGCGAATCACGCAGCACGTCGAGCCTCACTACGTCAGCGATGACATGATGCGCGGCGTCGAGAGCGAACCTATTGCCCGCGAGATTTACGCAGAGACGGTCGCTATTGACTATGAAGTGACCGAGGTGGGGTTCATCACGAATGATCAATGGGGCTTCACCATCGGCTACAGCCCTGACGCCCTGGTGGGCGATGTGGGCCTGTGGGAGTGCAAGGCCCCTCGCCAGAAGACCCAGATTGAAACCATCGTGTCGGGCGAGATTCCTGCCGAGCATATCCTTCAGATACAGACCGGCTTGCTTGTGTCGGGTCGGGAGTGGATTGACTTCAGCAGCTACCACGGCGGCATGTATATGCCGACCTATCGCGCCTATCCCGACCACCGGCTGCACGAATCGATCATCGAGGCGTCCAGGCTGTTTGAAGAGAAGATTGCCGAGAAACTGGCGATCTACGAGCGCGCTGTCGAAAGTGGCCGGATGCCTATGACGGAGCGGAAGATTGAGCAGGAGATGTTCGTATGAGCTGCATCCGCGTGATCGATTTTGAGACAACGGGCTTTGAGCCTCCAGCCCAGGTGATCGAGGTTGGCTATGCCGACTATTATACGACCGAACGCAGCGTTGCGGACCCTGTGTCCTGGCTTTGTAAGGCCGACGCGATCCCGCCGGAAAATCGGGCGGTTCACCACATCACCCTCAAGGACATTGAAGGCCGGCCTGCCTATGATCGAGATGAACTCGTCCGACTGACGGCAGAGACATGCCAAGGATGGGCGGCTCACAATCTTTCGTTTGAGGCCCAATGGCTTGGCGACGTGGGCATTCCCGCTATCTGCACCTACAAGGCCGCGCTTCGGGTGTGGCCTGATGCGCCGTCACACTCGAATGGCGCGCTATGGTATTGGCTTGAGGATCAGGGGCTAATCTCACTTGACCGAGACCTGGCTATGCCGCCGCACCGCGCTGGGCCTGACGCCTATGTCACGGCGCATATCCTGAAGGCGCTGTTTGAGGCGGGCGCAACCGGCAAGGAAATGGTTGCGTGGACGAAAGAGCCGCGCCTTTTGCCGCGCTGCACTATCGGGAAGTTCAAGGGCGTTCCGTGGCCCGAGGTTGAGGCCGGGTTCCTCGGCTGGATGCTCAAGCAAGAGACCATGGAAGACGATCTGAAATGGAATGCGCGGCGCGAAATTCAGCGCCGCTCTGGCGTCAAAGACGACGCGGTTTAAGGAGATGACAATGACTGACATGAATGCCGTGATCGTGGCTAAAAGCGATCAACTAAACAGTGACGACCTGATGGGCGGACCTAAGACTATCCGCGTCAGCCAGGTCGCCATCAGCCCCGGAAGCGAGCAGCCGGTAACGGTTCGCTTTGAGGGCGACGAGGGCAAGCCCTGGAGGCCCTGTAAGTCGATGTCCCGCGTCATGGTGGCGGGCTGGGGGCCGGACGCTAAGGAGTACGTGGGTCGCAGCCTGACCCTCTACCGCGATCCCAAGGTCAAATGGGGCGGTATGGAAGTGGGCGGCATCCGTATCAGCCACATGAGCCACATCGAACGCGATATGGTCATGGCCCTCACTGCTACGCGCGGCAAGAAAGACGCCTATAAGGTGAAGCCACTGGCGGCCCAGGTCGCCCCCCTTAAGGTCGTCGAGGACGCGCCTGAGTTTGATTGGGTCGTGTTTGACGCCGAGGTGGAGAAGGCCCTGAAGGTCGCTATTGATCCCGACGCCCTGACCGTCTGGTGGAACGAGCAGAAGGACAAGCGCATGGAAGCCAGGGCCGCCGACAAGAACAAGGCCGCTGCCATCGCCACGCGCGTCAGCACTAAAATCCAAGACCTCACTGAAGCCCTTAAGGACGCATAGAAATGGCCGGATCAGTTAACAAAGTCATCATCGTTGGTAACCTCGGGAAAGACCCTGAAATCAGGACGATGAACAGCGGCGAACGTGTCGCCAATCTCTCCGTTGCTACCTCGGAAAGCTGGAAAGACAAGACCAGCGGAGAGCGCAAGGAAAAGACCGAATGGCACCGCGTGGTCATCTTCAACGAGAACATCGTCAAAGTGGCCGAGAACTATCTGAAGAAGGGCTCGACGGTTTACATCGAGGGCTCCCTGACCACGCGGAAATACGAGCAGAATGGGGTCGAGAAATACACGACCGAGGTTGTGCTTCAGAAGTTCCGGGGCGAGCTGACCATGCTTGGCGGAAAGCCACGCGACGGAGAGACCCAGGCCGAGGAAAAGCCGGTTGAATCGTCAGGCTTCAAGGAAAGCTATGATCTAGAGGACGACTTGCCCTTCTAGCCTTCGCATATCCTAACAGCATCTTCGGGGGACCGTGCCACACCAGCGCGGCCCCCCATTTTCGTTATGGCGGCAAGGAACTCGGGCTGACCAGGGCGCAGCGTATCTTTACCCGCCTTCACCTCTACGGCGGTCAGAACCATGACTGTGCGGCCAACGTCTTCCGCTGTGATCGTGAGGGGTGAGCCGCCAAGGGTGTCTGACAGGCCGGTGAATCCCACCGAGACCATGTGGCCCCCACGGATCAGAACGTCTCCCGGCTTAACCGCGACGGTCTGCGGCTTGTCGAATCTGACGCCTCGGTGAAACGGACCCCAGAACTTGCCGACAGTCATAGGGAAAAGCCGCGCCCCTTT